AACTCCCAGTCACCGTCCTTGTCGCGGGTGAAGATCAGGTGCATCTCGCCGTTCTCGCTCATGTTGACCTTGCGGCCCAGGTCGAGGATTGCGCCGTGCTCATACACAAACCGCATCTTGGTGTCGCTGTCCCCAGCCTTGTTGGCCAGTTTGGCTTCCTTCATGCACTTGCGGCGTTCGGCTTTCATCAGGTCGTTCAGTTCGTCCAGCTTCACGTAGGTTTCGCCCTTGATGTCGTACTTGTTCAGATACATGGTATCTACCTCCTTATGTTGTTCATGTTCCTATGCCTTGAAATGCAGGAATTTTATAATTCCCTGTGCAAAGACCTGTCAGCGCTGAATCCTTCGGGATAGCGCCGCCGCAGCTTTGCAATGTTGTGTTCCGCTATGTCATCCATGCTCCACCCCATAGCCGCTGCCGCTTCTGCGATATACCACATAACGTCCGAGAGTTCATCGAACAGCTTGTCGCCGATCTCGCGCCCGTCCTGATACAGCCCCTTCTTGACCAAATCGCAGCACTCGCCTGTTTCGCCAGCCAGTCCGAGCATGGCGTTTAGCAGATGTTCCTCCTGCGTCAACGCAGGGTTGCTCGTTCTCTGTGCCAATCCCTGATACTCAGTCAGCGTCATGTTTATCCTCCTGCATTACCAGTCGCTTGATTTCCTCGTTGATGTACCACCTGGCCTTGCGTAAGTCCTCGATCTCGGTTTCCGGGTTCTTCTTCCCCGCCCTGGCGATGTACTTGATGGCGTTGCCCCGGTTGAAGCCCTCGCCGAAGCCCCAGTCTTCTATCGCGTCGATAACCTCAATGCTGCCCGTGTTGTAGTGGGCTGGATGCTCAACGTTGCTCATGTTACGCTCCTTTCACTGTCACCGCGTCCTCGGTCACATCCCCAGCGAAGCTGATTTCCAGCCCCACGGTGTCATACACTTCCTGTATCGCTTCCTGCGATGTCAGCGTGAACTGCAACTTGTCATATACGTCGTTCAGTACTCGGCTACAGCGTTCCTTACCGAAGCCGTGCAGCTCATGGAGCGTCAGGCAGATTGCGGCGAATACGGTTTTGACCGCGCCGTCTTTGCCATCCTTCAAGCCCTTGGAGTAGGCATCTTCCTCGGCCTTGTGCATATCCTCGATCGTAATCCCGTTTTTGCTGATTCGCTGAAACGCTTCGTTGTCCGCGATACGCTGGGCGCGTTCCTCCGGCGACAGCTTCCAGAATGCGTCGATTGCTGCTTGCCGCTGTTCGCGGGTCTGCTCCCGCTGGGCCATGCGGCGTAGTTCACGGCTGGACTTGGTGGCCCGTTGGAATTTCACCTTGCCCATGCTATCCCTCCTTCGGCTCAATCCCCAGTTTCTCCGCGATGTAGGCTGGGATGCGTTCATTTTCTTTTACGACAATCTCATAGCATGGTTCCAGCATACTGCCGTCTGCCAATTCGACAGGCCACGGTTCACCAATCGGTACACGTCTCGCGGCCCCAACTTTGAGTAGCCACTCTGCCCACGTCGGGTATTGTTGCTCCGGGTGTTCTGCGGCCCACACAGCCACCTTGTTTTGGACATCGGCATAATCCATATGGCTGTTATCCTCGTATATGGCAGGGCATCCGTATCCTTCCAACGGACAACCGCAGCATGAATCATCTGGACGTAATTTCTCCATTGCAGAGCACATCCGCTTCCAGTCCTTCATCGTCTGCACAAAATCAGCCACTATCTCGCCTTCCTTTCATTTTCCCAACCGTCCTTATATCGCATATCAGTACACATAGTCTGACCGCCTAACGTTTCGCTGATATAAAGTGCAACATGACCGTCTGGTTGTTTAGGCCCAGAACATTGACCGTTTTCATTCCAGACACAAATGCGTTGGTTGCAGTAAACAATCATTATTTTTCCTCCTGTTCCTTCTGCCACTTTCGTATAAGGTTTTTGATAGTCCCATTTTTGACGCTCTTGCCTATGTCGCTTACATCGCCCGTATACGAACTTTCCTGTGCTTTCAGCCATTCGACCGGGATCGCATCCAGCAAAATCGGTTCAAAATCCTCCAAACTCCCCTTCAGCAGTTCCTCGATGCTTATCTCCACCTCATACTGGATTCCACCCTTGGTTTGATCAGTGATGGGTACGATTACGCGCTGTTCCAAATCGGCTAATTTCATTCGCTTCACCTCCGCTTGCCGCACGGACAATACCAATCTTTATCGGTGCTTACCACGTCGCACGGCTTCCAGAAATGCGTAAGCAGGTTTGATTTCCAATAAATGCAATCCTTGCAGCGCACCACCACCTCCTGCGCTTTCAGCAGCGCGAGGGCATCCTGTATCGCCGCGATAACGCTGCCGTGTAACTGTTGACTTTCACGGAACGTATATTCTTGGGTGTCGAAATCTGAAAGTATCTCTATGCTGTCCGTAAGCTCAACAATAACCTTCTCCACGCCCGTCACGTCCTCACCCCCATCCTGTACCGCGCCCAGTGGCACTTCTCGCCGCGCCTGTTCGTGCCGTACTCCCATTCCCTGACGATGTCCATACCGCCCTTGCGCAGGTCGCTGATGCGCGAAGCGAGGCGGTCAATGCCGAGGTCTGCGTTGGCTTCCCGCTGGGTGATGCTGCCGCGCTGTTTGATGTAGTCAATTACAAATTTTTCCTGCGGGGTCATCGCTTCGGCCTCCTTCCGCATGACTTCTTTTCCGGGCAGTACCCCGTCACATCGCACTTGGGCATGAACTGGGTATCGACAAGCATCGACCATTCCGCGCTGTACCGTTTGAGGGCGAACATGATGTCATGGAACAACACCCGGAACTCCCAGTATGCCCTGTTGCACAACCTCTGGCGGCTCATGTCGATCAGGTTGCGTAGGTTGCGCTTGTCCACCACTCGGGTGGTCATGCCCAGCGGCAACAGCATTGCAATGTCCTCGCGGGGAACACCAGCTTTTTCAAAGTCGCTCATCGCGTTTGAAATCGTTTGCATGATTGACTGCCATTCACACAGCGTTGATTCATTTTGCGCAATGCTCGGAGGCGTGATGTAGTCGAAATCCCCATAGTCAATATACCTTGTCGAAGCCTGAAGCCTTGTCGGCGCCCCGCCGATGTGGGTGTACCACTCGCGGATGACCCTCGCGCTGTATCCGTCCAGCACCATCTCCACGTTGACGAACTCCAACACTCGCCCGTGGCCGCTGTCGATGCAGTCCATTCCGCGCTGATAGTTCTTTTCGAAATTGCTCGTGTCCGCTCCCCAGCATACCCCGGCTCTTTCACCGATCAGGGTGATCGGGTTTTTCGTGGTTTCGGGCAGGATTGTCACGGTTCCCATTATCTGTCTCCTTTCATTGTCCGTTGGTGAATATTGTATTTTATCTGCGTGTCGTTGTACTTCTCTTTGCACTGGCGGCATAGCGACCGCCCTTCCACGGCCTTTTGCTTTCCGCACCATAAACACAATCCAGCCTGTCGTAATCGTTCCCGCCGTGCCTGTTCCCGCGCTCTCTGTTTGTTCCTGTCCGGGTCTGTGCGTTTCACCCAGTCCCTTTGCTTCTTGTAGCAGTTTTTACAGGTAACGTGCCCCGCCTCGGCGTAGTTTTGTCCGCACTTGGTACACAGTCCATGCTCTTTGAGCCAGTAGTACCGCTCCCGGTCAGCCTTGTTGTGGGCTACTTTCGCGTAGTCGGACATCGCCATCGTTTGTTACCTCCGATTCCAGGCTTTCAAAAAGTCAAAGGCATTGAAGATGCCCAGCCAGAGCATAGCCCAGACGGTCAGAAATGCCCCTCTGACGGGATTCATGGGCGGGGTGTAGTATTTCCTCGCCAGCCGCTTGCGCGTCCTCTGCCACCGCTTTTCATCCGCTATGGCGCGTACCCCGTCCTTGGCATGGAGTTTCTCGTTCTCGGCCTTGACTGCCCGAAGCTCCACAACGCTGGCCCCCTCCGCGATTGCAGCCGCCATGCGGGGGTCTGCCGTTTTGATCTCAACTGTTCGGCTCATTCTTCCGTCCTCCCGAGTATGTAGTCCGTGGTCGTGTTCAGCGCATCTGCCATGTACACAACGATGTTTGCCTTTGGCATCCGCTGTCCCGAAATGTACCGAGATATGGATACCTCGGTCACACCGATCTGGTTTGCCAGTTCCCTCTGGGTCATGCCCCTCTTTTTCATCAAGGGCAGAATCCGTGCGCCTATGTTCATTTTTGGCCTACCCTCCTTTTCGTCTGTGCGCGTTTGCAGTTGCGCTCGATCGTCTGTTTTGTGTGGGCATCGGCATCTGCTGTAATCCTCGCCGCTGCCGTCTGTGCGTGGTAATCGTCCAGCCATTCCCGGTATGCCACACACTGGGCATGGCATACCGTGGTATGGATTGGGCATTTATAGCATGGTGAGTTCTTCATTCCTGCATCGCGTCACAAATGATGTCCATGGTCATTTCGACCGATTCCTTGACGTGGACGTAGTTGTCATCGTCACCAGCGAACTGCACCAGCGTGTCATAATCGTTCGCCTGGAATACCGCCGCGACCAAATCGCCGTTGACGTACACGGGCTTACCGTTGCTCAAGGTGAGCTTTGCAAAATGAAACGCCATTGTTGTCCTCCTATGCTCTCACGCTCATGGTCGAATCCTGATAGAACTGCACTCCGGGTATCTCCGCTTCGCCGCTGCGCCACTTGGCGATGTTGTTCAGTGCCGCCTGGTTGATGGTGCGCAGCTCCATGCCCTCGAAGTAGGCGGGGACGAGTTTGGGATCGATGACCCGCGCTTTCCAGGTGGTGCGGACGGACACGCCCTTGGCGGTCGGCTTGGCTTCGGCTGCGATCTCGCCGATCGGCACTTCCTCTGCCATGTCCCGCATGATCTCTGCGGTATCCGTGTCGCCCTGTTCCTCAGCCTTGGCTGCTATGGCTTCCAGCCGTTTGACCTCCGCTTCACGGGCTTTCCGCGCGGCTTCCTCCGCTTCCCGGCGCTTGCGCTCCACCTCGGTTGTGTAGGCCAGCATGGCCTTTTTGATGATGCTCTCGGCTTCCGTCAGGGGCTTGAGCATCTGGGCTTCCTTCGCCACCAGTTCCTTGTGGGCGGCATCGGCGGCAGCCTTCGGGCCTTTCCAGTATTCCTTGACGGCCTTGACGCGGGTCTTGATGTCCTTGAGGATGGTCGTGCCCCTGTCGTAGTCCTCATGGGTGGTGATCGTCAGCCCCTTGGCGGTCTTGACCATCAGCGCACCGCCCTGTTCCAGTTTCGCTTCCATCGAGCTTGACATCTTGATAGCTTCCATCGTTCTGTCTCCTTTCATGGGGGCGGTGGTGCCGCCCCCAGTCTATTAATCAGGCGTCCATTCCGGGCTGGTAGGGGTAGCGGTCGCAAATTTTCATCTGGGTCTGATTGTGGGCGAAGCTGTAGATCGCGCACTCGCACCGCTGCAAAGTCTCCGGGCTGCTCTTGTGGCTGCGCACCCAGTCGCGGAGGTTCAGCGCGTGGCGGGGATTGTACCTCTCGCAAAAGTCCACATCGTTGTTGCGGTAGACCTGGACGAACCGCCGCAGCGCGTCCTCGCTTTCCCCGCGATAGTAGGCCGAGATGATCGCAACGCCCACGATGGTGTGCAGCTTTGCGCCGCTGCTGCCAGTGCTGCCACGTCCGATGATGGATTCGATCACCGCCACATCGTCGTAGTGGCGGTCAATGTAGCTGATGATCTCGGTGGCTTCCGGCATCGAGGAATTGGTCTTAATCTTCATCCTCATGTAGGCGCTTACGTAGCTGCTCATGTTCTTGTAGACCACATCGGTGATGCCGCTGATCTGCATGATGTTCTGCGTTGTGCGCTTGGTGCCCGTGTCGATGGTGAACGCTTCGCCATCGGTGTGCTGCACCCCGTAGGTCACCATCATCGTGATGGGGACGTTCGCCATCACAATGGCTTCCAGCCGATGCTGACCGTCGATGAGCTGACCCATATCATCGAACCCCAGCCCCTGGTGGGTGAGGTTCCACCCGCCAGCTTTCATGATTCGTGCGTACCGCTTCACGGTGTTATGGTTGAGCCGCCTGTTGTTTTTCATGTTCTTTGCCAGCATGGCTTTCGCCATGTCCGGGGTGATCGTTATGACCTTGCTTTCCATCGCCATTGGTCTGTTGCTCCTTTCACTGTCTAAGGTATTCCATAATTACGTCTCGGGCTTCTTCCCAGCCCTTGCATACCACCGCGAGGTTGCCCACGCGGTTCAGTGCGGCAATCCATCCACGCTGTTCGTCGCTCACCCTGCCGCCCTTCCTGCGCTTCAGCTCAATGTAGAGCGCCGTGTGGAAGGCGTTGGGTACGGGTAAGCAGATATCCGGCACTCCGGGCCTGACACCCTGGGCCTTGAGGTTGTGGGCTTCGATTGGGTTGCGGCTGCCGCCGTTCGGAATGTGGTAGAGAAGCGCCAGCGCTGGGTACTTGCCCCTTGCCCACTCTGCCCATTCAAACAGGGCTTTTTGTTCCTGGGCTTCAAACGGGACGCGGCCCACCGTGGTTTTTTTTGCCTTTATCATCGACATCCTCCAGTATCTTGGCTCCAAGGCCCAATAGCCCAACTATCGCCGCGCAGAACATCAGGAAAACCGCTATGGCGAAAAACGCCACAATGCCGATCTCCGCGCCGTGTGTTACCCACTCTGCAAACATTCCCCTTTCACCTCCTTGTCCGTGTAATCCCACCTGACGCACGTTATTCCCATGCGATGCAGCGTCAGCAGGAAGTCCTTTGCTTCCAGCTTATTTTTGACGGGGATTTTGTAGCTCCCCGTGGTGGTCTTAACTTGCAGTATCATCGTAGAACCTCATATTCATGGGCTTAAATAAGCACCATGTTCGTCCGTTCGCGCCCTGGCGCTGCTTTGCAATCTCTACGGAGAAAGGTTTGCCGCTGGCGTTCTGTGCCCGTTCCCATATTCCCTGATGCGCGGGTGTGATACGCTTGAGCGTTGGGTCATCCGGGTTGTCGGGGCTGTGGATCAGCAGTACATTGTCGGCATCCTGTTCAAGATCGCCCGACCCTCGCAGCTCGTCCAAGGTGGGCGCTCTGCCGCCTTTCTTGGAATCATCCTGACTCTGCCTACGGACTTGCGCTGCCGTCAGAATGGGTATGTCCAGTGTCAGGGCCAGCTGCTTGAGAGCCTTGGAGATCGTACCCAGCCGTTCGCGCTCGGCTTCGGTCTTTTCCGTGGTTCGCAGAAGCTGGATGTAGTCCACCACCAGCAAGTCCATCTCTCCGCGCTGGACGGCGTGTCTGGCTATGTTCGCCAGCCGTTCCACCGTCAGGCCGTAGCTCTGGTAGATGTGGAGGTGCTGGCTGACGCCGCTCTCGTCCAGTTCCGTCAGGCCCTCGGTCATGCGCTCCCAGTCCTTATCCGTCAGGCTGCCCGTCCGCTGGCGGTTGATACTGACCAGCGATGTTGATGCGAGGGTACGCTGCCCCAGCTGAAGGGCGCTCATTTCGAGGGAAAAGTACCCCACGTGCTTGCCGTTCCTGGCGGCGTTGATGGATGCCGTCAGCAAGAATGCACTCTTGCCCTTGCCCGGTCGTGCGCCCACGATTGTCAACTCCGGGCTGACCAGTCCCCCGCAGAGATAATCGTCCAGTTCATTGAATCCCGTTGGTATGGGCTTTGGCTTTTTCTCTGCTGCTTCGAATGCCATGATTGCGGCTTCCCCTCCGCTAATCCATCCCGCGTCCTTTTGCTGGGTGCGGGAAATAATGTCATTACAAGCGCCCTCTATCAGCTCGATAATCTGGTCGGCGGTCATGCCTTGCTCTGCTGTCCGGCGGTTGATCGCTTCCGCGATGGCTTGCAGCCTACGAAGGTTCGCCTTTTCGAGTACAATGTCGATATAGGCTTCCACGTTTGCTGCGCTTGGCACCGACTGGCTAATGTCAAGCAGGAATCCAGCGCCGCCTATCGCATCCAGCTTGCCCCGCCGGGTCAGCTCTGCATCCACGGTCACAAGGTCAACCTGTCGGCTTCCCAGGGCGAGTGTCAGCATTGCGCTGAATACCTCCCGGTGGGCGGGGTCGGCGAAATCGTCAGGCCGCAGCCGTTCTATCGCCGTCCCCGTCGCCTTGCTCGACCGAAGCATCGCGCCCAGGACGCTCTGTTCTGCTTCGTAGTGAGCGATCATGTTACCATCCCCCGATCGGTGTAAATCCCTCCGGCACCGAGCAGTCATCGTTCATCCGCATCACTTCTTCTACCGAAAGGTCGCGCTCGAAAGTCTCCACTTTGTCGGTCGCGCTGCTTTCATCCTCCCAGCGCCGCTGGTTGAGGTAGGTTGCCGGGTGGGGAATGTACTGGACTTCCTTGCCCTTCCACTCACCATCCACCCGCCGCTTCACATCCGCGAGGATTGTGGAGGTGAGGGATTGGGAATCGTCTGCACCAGTCTTGCCCCATGCCTTGGCTGCGTTCTGCTTCGCCACCTTGCGAGGGTAGGCGTTCCAGAACTCGGTGAAACCGGGGGAAAAATCACAACCCTCGCGCTTGCGCGTAGTAGATTTACTCTTTGTATTACTCTTTATATTACTTACTTGGGAATTTCCCATGGCTGCCTTTGGATTTTCACAAGGCGGCCTTTGGAAAAGCACAAGGCAGCTTTTGAGTTTTCGCGTTCTGCCGTCGAATGAAAGTGCCTTGATGTAGCCCAGGTCGATCAGCTTTGAAATCGCCGTTGAGACCTTCCATTCGCTGCACTGGCAGAACTTGGCGATATACTCATTGCTGGCGTAGCATCCATCCTCACCGCAATCCAAGCTATCAATCTCGGTCAGGATGATCTTGTCGAGGGCGTTCAGCCTTTCGTCGAGCCAGATTTCCTTGGGAATCCATACGCCTTTGAAGTCTCTTTCCATGGGCTACCTCCGTCATTTGAAGGGCAGTTCATCATCGTCCACTTCGGTGAACTCATCGGGGCTGGCATCATCCCGGCTCGGAGGGGGCGTGGGGCCATGGTCGCTGTTCGGGCTGCCCAGCCCTTCCACACTGTCGGCGATGATCTCGGTGACGTACCGCTTGGTGTTGTCCTGCGCCGTGTAGCTGCGTTTCTGAATCTGGCCCTCCACCGCGACCATGCGGCCCTTGGTGAGGTACTTGTTGCAGAAGTCGGCGGTCTGCCGCCATGCGACCACGGTCAGAAAGTCCACGTCGTACTTGCCGTCCTTGTTTTTTACCCGCCGCTGTACCGCGACATCGAAGGTGCTGCGGGAAACCCCGCTCTGGGTGGTGAACGCTTCCGGGTCTTTGGTCAGGCGACCCGTGATAATAACCTTATTCATTGCTTTCTCCTTTCGACTGAGCAGCCATCAATCTCGACAGGAACGCTGCCCTTACAAAGGGTTCATCTCCATCCATCGCCTGGGCGATCATCATGATGCTCATGTGACAAATGGCATTCATAACCCGGTCATCGTCAACATCGGCGAGGAACGCGAAGCCGTCAACCTCTATTCCCCGTTCCAGTTCCTCACTGATTTCTACCTCATCGTTGAGCCGTTCGACCTTGATTCTGTAGTTTGCCATTGTCTTTTCCTCCTTTTTTGAGTTTGTAAATCCTGCAAATGGTCTTGTCTGCTGGGATGCCACCGTTGAGGTGGTACAGCTTGAAAAACTCCGTCTTACCCATCTGGTGAATCTCGCCGTGGTGCTTTCTGCAAAGCGGCAGGACTTCCAGTCCTTCGTGGATGATTTCCGTCCTATCTCGCCCCATGCCGATGGCATCCACGTGGTGGAGGTCGGCTTTCGCGCCGCAGATCGGGCACTTCTTGTTGATCAGGCAAGCGTAGACGTAATCGTCCACATCGTCGATGTATTCCAGCATGGGCTTCTTGGTGGGCACATCGTTTCGCACGATGAACCGCGCCAGCCAGCTCTGGAAGGCCGCAACTATGCTCATGGGGGCGTTGGAAAGGCTGAACATCGAATCCGCAATCTCTAACAGCTCCCCGCACCAGAAGTCCAGCTTCAGAACCTCTTTCGTCGCTTCGGTCGTGTCCCCCGACCAGTCGGCGATCTCGCGTATCATCGCGTAGCAAGACCGCCGCTGCTTGTTGGAGAGGGGACGGGAATCAATGAACTGAACCTCGACCTCTTTGTACTCCCGATGGCACATCCGGGTGAAGTTGTCGTAGGGGACTTCGATGGTCACCACGTTGCGGCGTTCGTCGTAGTTGGTGATCTTGCCCCGTACCCTGTCGATGACTTCCATGTTATCCCGCCTTGCGCTTTCTGTTCAGAATCTTCATACACTCCCAGCAGTAGACCCCGTTGTAGGTGATCTTGCTCTTGCCGATCAGCTCCGCTGCGTTCATGGTCGTGCCATCCGGCAGGGCTACACCCGTGATGATCTTCCCGCACCGTTCGCACTTGGGAATCGCCGCTGCAGCGTTGTTTTCGTCGATTCTCTTGATCTGCCACTGGGCATCGTTGTAGGAGAGGTTTTCGAGTTCCGCTCCAAACTCTT